TCGTTGACCTGCATTTCGTAAAGGTTGGCGGTATCAGCCAAAACAGCTAATGGCGAACCTTCCGGGGTGACGCCGCCTGCGGCGAACTGACTGCGTTGGAGACCGAGGATGCGATCCTTCTCGGCGCGGATGCGGCCTGCTTGGTCGCGGGCTTGCGCGTCTTGCGCGGTCGCCTGCGCTCGCAGTTGGTCGCTCTGCTGACCGAGCATCTGCCGGTTCATCTGCGCCTGCTGACCTTGCGCGTCTGCGTTGAATCCTGCGATCTGAGCGTTAAATTGTTCGGCCTGCGCGGCACGTTCCCCGGCGAGGCGCTGCCAAGAGGCATTCTGCTCCGCAGCCATGCGGTTGTACTCGGCCATCGCGGCCTGCGCTTGGCTTTGCTCGTTCGCTGAATAGATCGAGACGCCTGCGCTTACGACTGCGGCAATCGCCGCCACCGCCATGAACCCTTCAGCCATTGTGGACCTCCTGTGTTGGAGCAAACATTTGGACAAGATTTTTTTCACCGGCACGAAACCCGTGGCGCTTGACCAGACGCACCATCGCGGGATGGGCATATGCTGCCATCGTGTGGTAGCCGAGGTCGTGTGCGATCTTTTTGAGGCAGGACATGCAATGCCCAAATGCCTCGCGAGCGAGCTTAATGGAGAGACTAGGAGCAGATACCGCATGCTCGACCATGCACATTCCGTTGGAATTGCTCATGTGGAGAAAGAGAGAGGCGGTCGGTTTCCCATTGATCTCGCATATCACTCCGCACTTTGGCAGAACGATTTCTGGGACGATGTCCTTGCCGTGAGCGACTCGCCACTGCGAGAGCATCTCATAGTCGGAATCGAGGTAGGGTCTCATGTGAATGCTATTCATTTCCGTAGGTGTCCCAGACAGGTTCAATCGCGAGAATACACATTGGATAGGGGTCACTTTGCTGGACAGATACATCGGCGTCGAATCCAAACGTGCCTGCCGTCAAGATTTTTTGATCTCCCGTGGTGAGGGTGCTGGCGAGGTCGTACCACTGCCCGGCATTGACCCGCACTTCGCCGCCTTGGCTTTTGAGCGTTCTGACGACGACCTTGTGTACGCGCTTCTTGCGGCCTTGCGATGACCCGTCTTCTAGGTCCATGTCGAGCTTCATGGGCGTGAGCGTGCTGGTGTAGGGCAGGCCGACATATCCGGCAGCAGTCGAGTAAAGTGTAATTGAGGTATTGCCAAGATATGTTGTAACCAGTTGCGTTGTTACTGATGTGCCTTGAACAATAGTAACCGTTTTACCATTAAAATGTGCAGGGACAGAAACGGTTCTTGCCGATGTTGGATCACCCGGTTCAAACGGACCAGTCAAAGGTGTTAATGTTCCAGAAGCAAATGCCACATGCCCGTCCAGGTAGCGGTATGAGGCGGTCGTTTGGTTGTCGAACGCGGTTCGCCAGAGGAGCGGGAATCGCTCGATGGTGCGGTAGGTTGAGCCAGCCACGGTGCGCTTGACGACCAGCCAGACCTCGTCCTCTGTGCCATTTCCGTAGATGGTGGCGACCGACTCGACATCAGCATTGTCGCCGATGGTGTGCCGATGCCAGCCCACGACTTTCTGGTCTCGCTCGTAGGTCATGCCAATGAGCGTTCCATCCCCGCGCACGCACCAGAGAATGGCGTCCGGCTGTTGCTGGTAGGCGACCTCGACGATCTCGCCGACCGTGATGTGTTCGGCAAGGAGCGTCAAATCGGGCGCGACCCAACCGTCCTTATTGAGTTCGTAAACGAGTTCGCGGACCTTGCGTCCGTTGCGTTGGACGAAAAGAAGCACATCGTTGACCATCGCGGCTCGCATGTATTTCGATCCGTAGCTTGCCTGCCTGCGGGTCTTGACGTTCGTGGCCGAGAGCGCCGAGGCGGAATCCGCTGCGCCGATAGTCCACTCGTCGCCGGATGTCCCGACGAGCATTTCAGATTGCGAGAACATCCAATTGATTCGATTGCCTTCGCTTGCAGCGAGCGTGAATTGCACGGCATCGCTGGCATTGACTCCAAGTTCAAAGTTCTCAAAGTCGCCAATGGCACTGCACCAAATCGTGTTCGGCTGCGCCTTCGTCCCACCGAAGCAGAGACGTTGCTCATGCAAGCAAACCGAGCGTGGGTAGCCACTGGTTGCGTTGAATGCCCCATACTGCCAGAACTTAGTTTTTGCACCAGAGGCAGCGAGAGGTCCGAGCCACTTGTCTACGTTGAGGAAGTTCGCATCTGTGATGGTCGCCACGCCACCGATGATCTTGGTTGAGCTATCGATGCGAGCATTTGGAACCTGTTGCGTGGTCCATCTAGAGGCATCGAAGGATGCCGTCGAAGTGTGCGCCAGCACGCAGTAGTAGGTCTTGCCGCTTGAGTAGACAAAGTCACCAACGGCATAAGCCGTACTCGCGGCCCAGTTGAGGGCGATCTTTTGCGCGTTGGTGATGACTATTTTCAGCCCGCAGAGACTATCTTCCGTTCCAGATGTGAGGATATTTTTGTCATTGTCGACGATGTACTCGCGGACGATTTCCATTTGAGACAGATTCTCTGGATAAACATTGCGGTAGAGAGGTGCTGTGAGCGTAATCGCTGGCGAAATGTTGTACCGATAGGTGTTCGTGGTAACCGAAGAAATCGCGGCGTTTATTTGCTTGTAATCACCTTTAAATGACACACGGTTACCGCTGTCGTAACCGTGATTGGGTTGATAGACCTCTATGGTCGTGGTGTTAACTGGGTACGCAAGGCCCGATATGACTCCTGCCTGCAAGACCTCGGCAGGCACGCGCAGGATTTGGATCGTTGCTCCCCATGTGCCAGAGGTCTCAAAGTCCCATGCCCCGTCCACAAGCAGGATGTCGCTTTCAAAGTTGCCGACAATTTCGATCTGCTTGTACAAATTGGAATTCTGCCATTTCAACTCGATCTGCGAACCGATATACCCGGTAAAAGGAATGCTGGCTATCATCGGTCCCATTTGATTGGACGCCAAGGGAAGGGACGAGATATTCCCTGCTGCTATCGCCGCAGGAAAGGTTGTTGCGGTAAAATCTTTTAAGACGCAAAAAGTAGTGGTTGATGAAATTTCGTCCCATTTCGTGGCGTCAAAAGTCAAACCAGAGGTATGGGCAACTTTGCATTTGTAAGATAGGCCAGAGCTTGGGTATACCCAATCACCTACAGCATAAGCAACTGAAGCAGTCCAATGAGGCGGGAAAAGATTGGCGTCTTTAAAATATGAGTCTCCAGATTTATAAACCCAATTACTAACATTTAAACTCAACTTCGTCTGATTGTCCGAGCTATCGGGTAGCGGAGGGTACTCAAATTTGACCTCCGCGAACGTCCAGTTGGTATCCGACACGCGAGTGAGTTTGCGAGGCGGGTAGTTCGCGTGCGCGAAGTACATGATGTCGTTGATCTGGCAGTATTGGATTTCGCGCAGGTCAAGGGCGGCATACGGAGTGGCGAGTTCTGTTGCTGTCCCGGAAATAGTCTGCAATGTGCCAGAGGGATTCCAGACGCGCAGGTAGCCCACGCCAAGCTCGATCACGAAGCGGGTCGTGGTCGAGAAGTTGAACCCGATCAAACGACTCTGCGTGTCCGAGGTTTTCGTCGTGCCAATGTACTGCGTGCCGGGTCGGCGGATGGCCCCTCCGTAGGGCATGATCACGAAGTTCTCCAGAGTCCGGCAGGCCGAGCGATATTTATCCAATGACGTCCGGGCGTCCACCATCGGCGAGACTTCACCGGCGTTGAAGGATGGATAAAAATCGAATTTCGGCATGTTTTACTTTCGGAGGTCGCGGACGACTTTGACCAACGTGGCGAGGCCGACTGCGAGGCCGACCGTGACCGAGGCGAGGCGCATCCCCGCTTCCAAGTGCGGGAGCAGGGAGTACGCCGCAGCACCAATGGAGGTCGCGCTGCCGATGAGGCCGCAGGCTGCGGTCTTGAAGTTCTCCATGCTCATGAGTTGGATTGAGCGATGAGTGACCCAACGATGCTCGTCGTGGCGCACTGGGCCAGCCTATCGGTATTCAGCAGGTCTGTTTTCGCTTTGATGGCCGTGATGTTTGTGCTGACCGAGCTTGCAAGTCTGCTGGATACCGTCGTGTCCAGATTGGCGAGTTTGGTGCTGGCGCTGTCCATCTCTTGTCGGATTTGTACGGCTGTCGGGGCGTTGCCTGCGCCAGAGATTGGCGAGTCAATGCGGGCCAACTCCACGGCTAACTCGGCGCGGATCGCGGCGGCGGTGAGGACTGCCGTGCCAGTGCCGGACCCTACGGGGACTCCGTTTGCCACACTGGCTGCGGATGGGATGTATGCCGATCCGCTCAAAGCGCCGCTGGCGTAGCTCACGCCAAAGCGGACATCGCTGGCTGCTGGCATCGCTGCGTTTTGCGTGGCGTCGATGAGGGTTTTTGCGCCTGCGGTGTCGCAGAAATTAAAGATCGCGACATTGGTGGAGAGCTTTTTGAGGCGGATGCCTGTGCCGCTCACAGGGATTTGTCCGAATGTGCCAAATTCAAATTGTTCGATTTCGCAAATGCCGAGCGCAACATTGGAGACTCCAACCGCCGCCACCAACCCTGCGGAGTTACTGGGGCCATATGCATTGCCCACTGCGCGGGTCGCCCGCACGGTTCCTGTGGAGGCATTGTTTGCTCCTGCCGCTCCAGACGCTCCTCCGTTGCAGATTCCGGTGACGGCACAGATTCCAGTTGAGGCATTGTTGAGGCCATGCGATGTGGCGACAACGGTTCCGCCCGTGACATTTCCTGTCACGTTGACGGTTCCGACTCCTCCATTGTTGATTCCATAGATATTGGCTGCGGTTCCGCCGGTGATGTTGCCCGTCACATTCACGGTTCCGCCGACTGAATTTGATACAGCGGTAGCAACCGTCCCAGAAATAGTGGTGCTGGTTATTGTGACCGTTCCTGTCGAAGAGTTAATCAATCCGTTTGCAGTCGAAATAGTGCCGCCCGACACGTTGCCGGTGATCGTATAAGTTCCTGCAGCAGCATTGATTGCTCCGTTTCCATTTGCCCCGCTCCCGCCTGCGACATTCCCGCTAATTGAAATCGTCCCCGTTGATGAATTGTAAATTCCGTAACAAGTATTTCCCGTTCCTCCCGTCACATTTCCTGTGACGGAAATTGTCCCTGTCGAGGAGTTAAGCGCCCCGATGCAAATGGCGTTGCTTCCGCCAACCACATTCCCCTGCACGATCAATGTTCCGGTCGAAGAATTAAGTATCGCCCCAGTTCCTGCTAATGGCGAGGTGTTGACCGCAGCCCCGCCTGTCACGTTCCCAACAATGGTTGCCGTTGCAGGAGTAGCTGCCGAAAAGGACAAGCAGTTGACGTTGATGGTCGTTGTTTTATTGGTCACGTTTGCCGTCAATGTGACGCCGCTCTGGAGAACGTATGTGCCTGACCCTGCGTTTGAAATTTCGGTGCAGGTCGCATTCGCGGTGATCGTGATCGTGTGACCCGTGGAGGCGCGAGCCTCGTCGCCTGTGGTAGGCACGACTCCACCAACCCATGTCGCGGTTGAGTTAAAGTTGCCTGTTGCGGCTGATAGTATGAGTGCCATAAATTAGAGTCCTTTCGCTTGGATGTAGGCTTGCAGGGCGGCTTGGATCGCGCCGACGGCCTGCTGTGTGGCTTCGTCGCTTCCTGACAGCGATCCGAGAACGATGCCGAGAGCGGACTCGTCAGCGGTGATGACCTCGCCGTTTTCAATGCAAGTGGGGACCAAACGCATTGCGACATTGGCGTCACTTGAGCCATCGCTTAGATAACGGCCCGTGATGGCCAAGTTCAGCGAAAATTTTGGGTAGGATTTGCCTTCGATGGTGATGGGTGTGGATGCGTTCATAGGTTTATGCGTAAGTGAGGCTTTGTTTGTTATTCCAAGCTCCGATTGCGGAGCTTTCGGAGACCACGTCTCCGTTGTCATTGGTTGTTGTTTTATTGATGTCCCAGAGGGTCACGTCATAGACGCTGCCGCTGGAAGGAAAGTCGGATGTGGAAATGCTGGCGAGGTAGACGGTATTGCCGCTCAAGGCGAAGGCCCAGAAGCGTTCGACCGCTGCGCTGCCTCCTCCGATGGCATACACCGCTCCCGTCCCCGGATGGCGGGAATAGAGGATGTGATCGGCATGATTAAGGCAAATCTCTCCGAGACCTAAATCGCTAGTCGTCGGGACTTTGCCTGCTACCGTGGATTTTTTGGGTATGATGGTTGCCATTATGGAATGGGGTTGCCTCCGGGGGATCGAACCCCGGAGGCGGTGGAAGGACTAGTAAGTGCCTCCGTCGATGGTCGATTCAAGGGCGCTCACGCGAGCCGATACGGCAGAAACTGCTGATGCTCTGGTGGATGCCTCTGAGAGGATGTCTGCTTCTGCGGCGGTAACCCTTGAGGTAAGGGCAGTTGCGGCAGTCACTACGTTGTCGATGCGAACTCCGAGAGCGGAATCGGCAGAAGTCCTTGCGGAAGCTTCTGAAGATACAGCACTTGTGCGGGCGCTTACCTCTGCGGCGAGGTCGCTTTCGAGGGTATTGATGTCCGACTCTGCGGTCGTTACTCTACCGGCGAGTGCCGTTGCGGCAGTCGTGAGGGTCGATTCCGCACCTGTCGCACGGGTCACTTCGGCTGCGAGGGCGCTCGATGCGCTGGCGGCGAGGCTCGTGATCGCTCCGTTGATAGTGCCATCGGCGGCTTGGAAGGCGGCGACGACTTCGGTGAGGGAGTCGAGGGCTGCGCCATCAACATTGCTCAACACATTGTCGATGCGAGTTCCGAGTGCCACTTCAGCGGCGGACGCACGCGAAACTTCTGCACTCACTGCCGAGGTGAGAGTGGATTCAGCGGCTTGGGCGCGGGTGATTTCCGAATTCAGCGAGGATGTCACGGAGGACACTGCCGAGGTTCTATCGCTGATCTCTGTTGCCAAATTTGCAGAAACTACTCCTTCAGCGGCAGTTGCACGCGAAACCTCTGCTGAGACTGCCGAGGTGAGTGTCGAGTCCGCTGCGGAGCGAAGCGAGGCTTCTGCGCTGACCGCGGAATCTGCGTAAGTCTTTTTCGCAAAGACGTTTTCGCCGCCAATCGCAAGAACGCCTTCAGCGGTTCCGATGAATAAACTCTTGTTCAGCGTATCATAAGCCAACTCAGAGAGTTGCAAGGATGAGGGCTGACCACTGCCCCGTTTGATTTTGATGATTGGATTTGCCATTTGATTTATTGTGTTGGTTTTGTTGGGTTTGTGTTGTTGTTTTGGGGGTAACTAAAATTGTCCGCAGTCGATGGTTTCGAGCATGAGCCGGTAGGTATCGCTCTCCTCGTTCCAAAGCCATTGAACGTGAGTGTCCTGCGCGTGGTAGATGCGGGCGGTCTTTCCGGGAACTGGGAAATCGGCGTAGGTCGGGTAGATGACAATCTGCTTGATGCTGTCGTCCGGCAAAACAAGCGTGAACTGGGAGAGGTCCAGTTGCTGGGTGATGTTGGATTCGGTGATCGTCGTCATGCGTAGGTGGCGGTCTGCCGGTTAGTCCACGCGACATTGGTCGCCTTTGACGTTAAAATAATCGCTCCATTTGAAACGGCAGTCATCATTTTTGTGATTGTCCATTTTGCTACACTGGAGGCTGATCCACTGGCAGGAATATCTGAGTTTAAGAGTTTTCCGTAGTGGTAAATATGGACTGGAGTTGCTCCGTAAGAGGAGAAACCAGACTGCATTTCAAATGCGTGAATGTAGTTGCTTGGATCGCGCTGGGTGGATGGCGAGTAAAGGCCAAGGGCGACAACTACGATTTTCGACCCATTGGGTATGGCTACTGAAAACGTGATCGTGCCAGCGCCTTGGTTGACAAGGTAGTCGGTGGTGGGTTCTTGCGTGACTCCGTTTATTGTCACAATGACATGGTTCGGATCGCTCGACTTGAGGCCGGTGATTGTAAATGTCTTAGCGACCCCATCGCCCGCGAGTGTCGTCTTGGCGCTGGAAAGAAGGGAGGACTGCTGGAGGGTGAGGTTGAGTGTCTGATTCGGGGCCGTGCCTGTAATGGTGGCCGTTGCCGTTGGGCCTGCGGTGACGGTTCCAATGGAGAGGGTGTTGACAGGTCCAGCCGCGCCATTCGTTCCTGCTGGGCCTTGAGGGAGACCGAAGTTGAGGACAGCGGTGTCGTTTGCGCCCGTGTTCGTGACCGTAGGTGTGGACCCCGATGGGAGGTTCGTGACCGTTCCCACGGTGACGAGGAGTGATGGGTAGCTGACGCCACCAGCAGGACCACCACCCGACGACTGCGAGGCATCGATGCCATCGCCGCCATTGCGGGAGGAGACAAGCTTGGATGACATCCAAGCGGGCTTGATCCGACCCTTGCGTTCGGTCGAATCCCGGCGGATGGCTGGGCTTTTGGCAAGGGAATCGCTGTCCTTGGCAAGGAGGAGCGCCTTGTTGGCATCGCCGGTGAGCGGAATGGCAAGCTTGGACGCGAGATTGGCCGTGAGCAGGTCGATGAAGAGCGAGTCAAACAATGTGACATCGGTGACCTTGCGGACGTATTCCAGCGTGATGGCCTTGCCTAACCAGACATCCCAGTCGGTTGTCCACGTGGTGACGCCGGGTTGTTTGGTCGTGCCTGCAACGAGGCATCGGTAGACGACTCCGTTATTGGAAACGGCATTGCCGACCTCGTAGGATCGGTCTACGACCCAAGCGGGCGTGCCGGAATCGGCGTTGCTCAATACGAAGTTACCTGCGACCTCCCATGAGGAATCGCCGGTTGAATAATCGTAGTCATTGACCCGGAAGACCCGCAGGCAGTCGGACGGGATCGGGTAGCGATAACTCCACTTGTACTCTGGTCGAGGCAGGGTCTCGATGACGGTCCCGCTCTTCATGGCCCACGTCCACGATCCGGCGAGGAGCATGGCATCGCGCACCTGTGGGTAGAGCGATTTCGCGAGGAGCATCGCCTGCGAGGAGGGACCGAACTGCTCGGCAGTCCCGACCCGTAGGATGGCTTGACGACAGAGTTCGTCTTCGGTGAGCGTGCTGGATGGACGCGAGGAGGCACGGGTCTCGACCGCATTTTTCAATGCCGTCTTGCCCGCGAGGAACTGGAGTTCCTTGAATAACTCCTCGGACTTCATTTATTGGCGAGGCGCTGCGGTGGGTTGAGATTCCATGAGTTGGGAAAGCTTCATGGCCAAGGTGACCGTGAGCATGTTCGTGAATACCGGCGGGAATTTGGTCGCATCGGTCGCGATGGCGGTGGATTCCAGTTGGATGGTCGGAGTGAAGTTGGTGTGGATGTAGCCGGAAACGATTTCCCATTGGCCAAAGTTCTCATCTTCATCGACGCCATTGACGCGAAGCACCTTGAGAGTTGAGACAGGAAGGGCATATCGCTTGGCGTAACCGAAGGCCGGAGGCGCGGCGTCTGCTGCCAAGGTTGTTTGCGAGCGTGCAAACTGCCAGTCGAAGTCGGCGAGGAGTTCATTTCGCGTCTGATCGAATAGCGATGTCGCGATGGACATCGGTTCGCCATACGGCTTGAATACATCGGCGCTTCCAACTCGGAGGATGGCTTGGCGGCAGATTTCCGAGACCGAGTTGGCCGAGGTGGTCAAGCGGGGTTTCGCGGATTTCTCGATCAGAATTTTCACGCTGGGGCGTTGCATGGTCTCCATTGCCACGGTCGTCATGGCGGCGACGAGATCACCACTGCTAGTCAGCGGCAGAGCTATCTTCGATGCGATGCGAGCGATAAGCGCCTCGATAAATGGCGCGGGAAATAAAGCCACGTCAGTGATATGAAAGGTGTAGTCGATGATGATCGGAGCGCCGATATCCGTGTGGAGGTTTCCCCCCATGATTTCCCATTGGCCGAAATTTTCGGTGGTATCGATGTTGTTGACTCGGAGGACTTGAATCACATCGGTCGGCAGGGTGTATTTCTTCGTGTACCCTTGTGTTGGTGCGGTCCCAACGAGGAGAGTGACTTGTTTTTTCGCGAAGGCCCAAGGCGCATCGGAGAGGAGTTCTTCCAGCGTGTGGTCATAGAAAGAATTCGCAAAGACCATCGGTTGGCCCTTCAAAGTATCGATGGACCCAAGGCGCATGATGGCCTGCTTGCAAATCTGCGAGCGGTTCACAATGGTGTTCGATGAGGAGGCGTCTGCGACAGAAGTGATTTCCCGTTGCAGTGCTGGACGAGCAATCAAGCTTTCCATCTCCTTCATTGCCGCTATCGCTTGATCGCCTGCGCCAAGTGCCATGGAGAGCTTGTAGGCGAGCCGCACCACGACCATTTCGATGAAGATCGCTGGGAAGGTGGTGTCGGCAGGAACTGCGATGTAATCCACCGAGATCGGGGAAACAAGATTGGTGTGGATGAAGGAACCGACCAGTTCCCATGTGCCGAAGTTCTCCGTGGAATCAATGCCATTGACGCGCAGAATTTTGATGGCCCCTGTTGGGCTTGCGTATTTGAAATCGTACCCGAATGAAAGTGGGGTTGAAGTGATGCCCGATGCCTGCATGCGGGCGAAGCGCCAATCGTAGTCCGAAAGGATTTCGTTGACCGTCTGCCCATAGAATTTGGCCGCGAAGACAAAGGGTTGGCCTTGCTGTTTAAAAGTGTCGGCACTGCCGACCCGCATGACCGCTTGCCGGATGATTTCCGCTGCGGTCGTGGTGAGAACGCCAGAGTAGTTGGCGACTGCCTCGACTGCCTCAAGGAGGGCAGGCTTGGACATGAGGAATTGCAGTTCTTTGAAGAGTTCTTCGGATTTCATTGGGTAGGTGCGCTATGCGGTTGGACTATGCTATTGAGTTTGATGGCGAGAGTGACGGTGAGGATGTGCGTGAAGATGGGAGGGAACTTGGCGGGGTCGGTGACCTTGGTTGTGATGTCCACGACGATAGGGGTCACTAGATCGGTGTGGATGTAGCCACCGACGACTTCCCACTTTGCGGTGTTGTCGGCATCGTCGATGTTATTGACCCGGATGATCTGACCTGTCCCTGCGGGAATGGTGTAGCGGTAGGCATAGCCGGTCGTGGGATTAGCGGCATCCTTGGCAATGGAGATTTGGGAGCGGGTGAACGACCATTGGAAATCGGCGAGGAGTTCGTCGCGGGTGACCTCGTAGAACGACTGAGCGAGTGCCATCGGTTCGCCGAAGGGTTCAAAGAGATTGGCGCTGCCGACACGCAGGATCGCTTGTCTGCAAATCTCAGTTGCGGTCAGCGTGCCTGCGGTGATGCGTGCCGCTTGCGTCTTCTCCGTGGCATTGGCAAATGCAGGCTTGCCGAGCATGGCCATGTAGAGTTCCACGGTCTGCTTGAAGAGGTCTTTACTGCCGGTGAGTGGCATGGCAAGGACGCCTGCGAGCTTGACGGCAAGTAGCTCAGTGAAGATCGCCGGGTACTTTGTTTCGTCCGTGATGTTGGCGATGTAGTCCAACGTGACGGGAGAAACGAAATTGGTTTGGAGATTAGTGCCAAGGATTTCCCATTGGCCGAAGTTCTCACTCTCGTCGATGTTCTCGACACGAAGTGAGCGTATGTAGTCGATGGGTAGAGCGTACTGGTAGGTGTAACCACCGAGCGGGGTCGTGCTGCTGGTGAGGTTGACCTGCTTGCGGCAGAACTGCCAATCGAACTCGGCTTGGAGTTCGGCTACGGTCTGAACGTAGAAGAGCGTGCAATACTGCGCCTGTGCGGTCGCATCGGCGAGCGTGGTGATACGGGAATCACCTAGTCGAGCGAGAGCGAGGTTGCAGATTTGAACGTCCGTCATTGAAGCAGTTTGAGAGAGTTAAAAAAGTGGGTGGCAGACATTGTCCCGGTCTGCCAGCGGGGTGCTTTTTTTAAGCTTCGTCGCAAGCGATCTCGACGACCTTCTTCTCTTCCATGCGGACAGCGGCGAGGCTGGCCACGGAGCGGATTTGAAGGGAGTGCGAGAGGTCCGTGCGGACGTCCATGTGAGTCTTGAGTCCACGCTCGGCCAAGATCACGCCCGACTTGACGTAGGCGTAGCAGGAACGAACGGTGGAGACTTTGGTGAGGAGTTGGCTGCGGCGGAATTTGAATCCCATGAAGGTATTCAAAGCCCCGTCCACCAAGGCGCGAACGCTGTTGTAGTCTGCGCTTGTGACTTCAAGCGTGCGGAGCAGGTCTTGAAGTTGTTTGGCGCTGACCACCATGATGCGCTCCTCTTCCTCGTCAATTTCGTTGCTGTCGAAGAGGAACTTCGCAGCGCGGAGCTTGGCAATGGTGAGACCGCTGTTGGCAGCAGTGCCGGATTCCACAAAGTTGACAGCGACCTTCTGGCCTGCTGGCAATGCGGTAGCCGTTGTGCCGGTCGTGCCTGTGTAGGCAGTGCCGCCGAGAGCGCCGATGATGATCGTGTCGCAGGTGCGAGCGTAAGCTTGAGCATGCGATTGGATGATCGGGGATGTCGGAAGGACAACCTCACCGAGGAGTTGCTCATCAAACTCGTCAACGAGTTTCGCGCAGTCGTATTGCTGCGGGCGAATCCAACGCTTGGCCATCGCTTGATTGCTGATCCGGGTGTCGCCAGAGCGATCCGTGATCTGCGTCATCGAGGTTGCGTCGATTTGGTTGTAGCTCTTTTCTTTGCCTTCGATTGAATCAATCGTGACATATTCTTTCAGCTTAGAATTCTTTTGCTGAACGAGGTGTTTCCAGTTGCTGTCGAACTGGGTTGTGTAGTGATCGGGGATGTTCGTGAGAACGCCGTTTAAGTTAGCCATTTTATTCCTTTAGTTGAGTTGTGTTGGTATCAGTCGAAACTGATGGATTTGTTCTGCTCCCTGTCCTTGCCGGTTGTCCTTGCGGATCGTCGGATCGGGGTATTTGGAAGCAGATTCACAAAGGAATTGTCTGCTCTGACGGTCTTACGTTTCAGCCCGATTCAGTATCAGTCAAAACATATTTTCAGAAATGTTGCGGGGCCGGGAGTCGAACCCGGAACTCAAGGGTATGGGCCTTGCAAGATACCTTTTCTCCACCCCGCGAAATTGTTATCCCTGCTTGAGCAGTCCGGTCACCAGAGTCGCGGCCTCGCGGTCGCCCTCCATGTACCGCTTGTGCCAGCTATTGTCGGGATTGCTCATGATGTCCTTGGCGCGGGCCGAGCCGGTCATAAACTCTGAGCCACTCATCGAGCGCCCGACCTTGTCCTCGCTCATCATTTGGCTCAAGCGAACGAATCCACGCACGACTTCGGGGTCCGCGAATCCTTGTGAGTTTGCATTGACTCCCGCGATCTTCGCGGCCTGCTTGGCGAGGCCGATGTTCTTGTCAAACTCCCCTCCCCACTCCTTCTTGAGGGTGTTGACAGCATCGACATGCTGCTTCTCAATCTGCGCCTGCATGCCCTGCATTTTGAAATGCTCCATCTTCGCGTGTTCGGTCACTAGCGCCTTCATCGCGGAGGGTGGGATGTTGTGCTTGTGGGCGATCTCAGCGTAGTTTTTGACATTGTTGTCATCCCATGTCATGCCCTCTGGGAGCGCATCGGGAGCGAACTTGTACTCGTCAATCGTATCGGGAACTCCGAGCGAACGACGAAATGCGGCGACCTCTTCGGGTGAGGATTTCTCATTGGGTACGCCAAGTTTTTTGCCTATCAGCGCATTCGCATTACCAAGGGCTTTGACAAGGTCTGGAACGCTTTTGAAATTTTTGATCGAGCTTTTGTAGTCAGCGACCTCGTCTGGCAACTTGTCTATCCATCCTTCCGAAAACGAACCGTCATCTTTGAAGTAGCCTGTGTGTTGCGTGGGTGCGGTTGATGTCTCCGTTGCGGCTGGCGCTTCGGCGTTGGTGGCGGCTCCTGTGTCGAGCAAACTCTGCTCGGAGGAGGTGTCGGTGGTGTCTTCCATAAATGGTATCAGTCAAAACAACCCTACTCTTCGGGGTGGTAGCCGAGATGAGTCTCGCGACCGGCGTAGGTCTTTTGGAATTCCTCTGGGGCGTAGTCGCGAAGCCACTCGACAAGCTCAATGGTCTTGTCTCCGAGCATGGGGTCCATATCGGGGCGTGGTGGGATGTCGGTGTTTTTCTTGCTCATTTTTTGATGACCTTGCGTTTGGGTGTTTCGATGTCGCCATCGGCAATGACAATGCGGCGAAGCATGGTCTCGATGTGGATGAGAACGCCCCTCTGGCCATCGCGGAGTGCGGCGACCACAGGGTTGAAATCGTAGCCGGGTAAGAATACCTGCGAGTCGGTCGCGAACTGATGCTTGATGTCAGCGATGATGAGAGCGCCATCCTTGGTGTTGAATACACGGTGGTAGGCATTGGTGAGGCGCTGGCGCTCACGCTCACGCTTGAGGGCGGCAGATTTGTCTTCGGGAGCCATCATGCCATACCGGGGATCATTTGAGCGATGGCCGAGTCTTGCTTCACGCCACCGACCTTGCCGATGGCTGCGGCTTGACGTTCCATCTGCTCGGCCTGCGCTTGTGTCTGTGCGGCCTGCGCTCGTTGTGCGCGGGTCTGGGCGACCATTTCCTCATCCATCAGCCAACGCGCAGGCAGGCCATCGTTTCTGGCCATGTCACGGGTGATCTCGTCGAAATCAAAGTTGTCCAGCATCTCCGGGCGAAGATTGGCAAAGGGCAGGAGCATCTCACTGGTACGGATGAAGGCGGCATTCTCAAGCGACTTGATCGCAAGTGCGATCCGCGAGTTGTAGGAGACCTCTGGATCGGGAATCATGCCGGTCATCTGGAAAGCTTCTGGTGGCGGCGGGAACTTGCCAGAACGCGCAAGGACCGCGAAGACCCGGCGAAGGAGCGGATTGAATAGCTCAGTCGTCAGTCGGGCGAATGTCGGAGAAAATTGGATGAGCTTTTCGCTCGCACGCTCGGCGACTTCGCGAGCGGTCATCTGCTTCTGGAGTTGAGCGAACATCTGGAAGAGGTCCACATGGAAAGCCTCATTGATCGCTTTGCGCTTTTGTTCAGCCCGCTCGACGCCGATGTCGTAGCGTCCACCGGTTCCCCATTCCTTCGGGGTTGCTCCGGGGTTGTTCGGATCGAAATACGTCACGCCTCCCGCACGCAGGTCAATGTCGCCATCGAAACCAGCAGGGATGAGGATGCGAGGGAAGGCGTGAATCTCTGCCAGAGAATCTAGTTGCTTCTCAAGGAAGTTGAGTTGCTTGCATTCGGGAAGAGCCGTCCAGCTTGGCGAGTAGCCGTAGCACTCGCTGTTCTTCCATTTCAAATAGCGGGTGACAAAGAACGGTTGCTCATCGAAGCCCGACTTGAGGAAGACATGTTTGGTCGCCTTCTCCACATAGACAGATGCGTAGGGCTTGTTGGCCCCATCACGCTTGCCATCCTCGATCTCGCCCGGTCCGCGAGGAGATATGAGGTGGATGCAGGTGAATTTCTTGTTGCTGTTCGGGCGCTCTAAATCCTTCCGCATCGCCTCGGTGAGCGCCTCGATGCCGAACTTGAGTGCGGCCTGCCGAGCCGTGATCTCGTACTCGCGGGAGAGCGTATCCACATACCCCTCGTCATCTTCAGAGATCGCAAACGATCCCATGTCGAGCTTGGTAAAATTGAGTGAGTTGTTCTTGCCACCTTCGACAAGAATCGCAGCGGTCCCGAAGCACCCTCGGTCCAGATAGAGTTCGTGGATTTCGGTGTAGAAATTGGATCGGCTCAGTTCGGCCTGCATGACCTCGGTGCAACGCTTGAACCATTGCTCGACCTCGTCTTCGCTTTCCATGGCCTTCGGTGGTTCCAGTGAGAACCACCGGCTTTCGAGCGGGGTCATCCAACTCAGTTGACCATTGGCCAAGATCATGTTTGCCCGCACCGCAGTCGCGTCAAAGAGTTGCGACTCATCATCCGTGGTGGGCGATGTGTTCTGCGTGAACATACCCGCCTTGCGAGGCATCACATATTTTGCAATGTCCTCCCAGAGTGACTCCCAAGTCGCACGCTGATGGACTAACTCAGCGTGCCGCTGAATGACCCTGTCTGCGAGTTCGGAATTGTTGCCGTTCATCGGGTATCAGTCAAAACTAACCGAGAGTGGACTGCTTGCTGGAATCATAACCCATCTGGTTGCTCTCCCCGGCAATGATGCTTCGGCGCATGCCTTTCCGGCGCTGCGCGGCGGGCAGTTGGTCATCGGGGGCGTTCTGATCCACGCGAGCGCCGGGGGCGGCTTTATTGGCCTCCATGTTGGCCATGGCGAGTTCCTGCTGGCGCTTCTGCTCTGCGGCCTGCTCGGCCTGCACACGCATCTGCTCCTTCATCATCGCGGCCTGCTCCTCTGCGCGTTTCTCGGCAGCAGCAGTTTGCGCTGCGGCTGCGGCTTTGTCTGAACTGCTTGGACCTTTTGAACCTCCACCTCCGAACCAAGCTAGGACGGGAGAGAGGATGGGGTTGAGTTGGTGGTCAATGAGTCGCATCGTGGTTTTATTTTCGAGGTTTCGTAGATTCGGAGCGGTCTATTCCGACGACTCCATGCGATCAACGGAAGGGTGTACGGAGCGAAATGGCAAGGATTATTTTGACTGATACCACAATATATTGTGATCAGCCAGCAGTTCTGGCACAACCTGTGGTATGTGTAGGCGGCATCGCGCCAGCGTTCCTGCGGGTCGTGGATGTCCACAGGACGTGCCAGCATGAAGAAATCCTCGGTGTGGATGACGACTCCATTCCATGCGGTGAGTTCGACCTCTTCCGCGAAAGATCGCGTCTGCGGGTAGCGCCGGTAGAGGTCTAGGATTTGGAGTTCCAGTTCGCGTTTCATTTTCTAATCTTCTCTTCTCTTCTCTTATCGGTTCTTGATGGGTTTCGCTTGGGTTAGCCATGGGTATCCCATCGGGAACCCATGGGTTAGCCATGGGTTATCTTCGCACCTTTCCGAATCCACCCCCTCGGAATCCGGCCACCACTCTGGTCGCTTCGTGCCGCTCGGCTTTGCGTGGGATCGCGGATCGGTCGATCACCATGCCTCTTTTAATAGCTTGGTGAGAGAGCGAGAACGCATCAGCGTAATGGCTCGACCAGTCATGCACCGGCACATCCTTTATCGTGACGCCATCACGCTCCTCCTTGGCGTGATAGGCATCGAGCGCCTCAAGTCCATCAGCGCATCCAGACTCATTGATTGAGATGCGAGGGAACGCATCGTTGGCAAGATTGATGCCATCCCATACCGAGAGTTGCCTCGGCACAGGGCAGACGCCGGTCAACCCGCTGCGACCGAGCGCCTCCTGCCAGAGTCCTCCGACTTCCGCTGCGGCGTCATGCGGGATGAAGTGACCACCGTAGCCGTACTGGCGATCCTTGAGCCGTGCAGCCCAGTCTGCGGGCGTAGCGCACTCATCGGACCCAGAGAGCGCCTCGATGTAATTGATGCGGTCACCGACCATCTGCCAGACCCACACCTTCTGGTTCAGCGGAGCGCCCACATCCCAGCTTGTGTAGACCGGCAGTTCTTTGAACCAGAGGATGTCGTTGGTCACCCGCTTCTCAGCGCGGGCCTTTTCGAGGTTCCTCACATAGATCGCACCCGGACGTCCCACATTGAAACTGCACTCGTACTCTTGCTGGTAGGCATTCTCGGTCGTGCCTTTTCTAATGTCATCGAGTTCGGCAGCAGGAATGATCCCCGACTCGCTCGCACGTTGCATGAGGGAGAACCACTCGGTGTCCGCGCAGGCGCGATTCCATTGCTTCCAGAAGAGATTCCTGCCCTTCGGCGTGCCGACCCATGTCGCCCATCCATTGTAGTCGGTGAGCGTTGGCCGGATGACATTGTCCCATGCCGCTGGATCGAGATCAGCGGCCTCGTCCATCACCACGCCATCGAGGTAGATGCCGCGCAGGCGCTCAAACGCTTCGCCAGAGTAGAGTCGGATGGTCGCGCCATTGTGAAAGGTGATCGCCAAATCCGCCTTGTTCACCACCACGCCGGGGATTTGAGAAGTGAATTGGACGAGGTATTTCCACGCGATGTCCTTGGCCTGCTCGCGGGTCGGAGCCACATAGGCATATCGGAGCGGTGGCCCGCTGCGCTTATGCTGGAGCGCCTTCACGATGAGGTCTTGGATGCAAACGAAGCTCTTGCCAGCGCGGCGATGCAAGACCATCACGGCCCAGCGTTGCGTTCGGTGCAGATAGCTCGCGAGTTGCGGTCGCGGGACGATGGAGATGTTAATTTTGGCCACCGATGGTGAGGTTGATTTCCAACGCTCCGACGATGTCTAGCTTTTCCGGCTCATTCCATCCCATCGCCTTCGCGAGCATCTCACCGTATTTCGCGCAGGTTGAGGATTCCGGTGGCATTTCCATGAACCGCTCGCGGAGTGTTTCAAGGTATGTCTCTCGCTTGTAGGTCATCTTCGATTCCACCTTGGCGCGGAGTTCTTCCACTCTCTTAGTGATATCAACATTTTTCAACAATCGCTCACCTCCCTGTCCTGCTCCATTTTCGGAGTAACCGGCTTTGAGATAGGCTTGCGTGATTGAGAGACCGCTCGCATATGCTTGGCAGAACGCTTCTTGTTTGGGGTTGATCTTCATGTTCATTCGGTATCAGTCGAAACTTGTCTTGACAAGAACGGAGTTCCCCCTTTTATAATCCCCACAGCTTCGCGTATTTCAATGGTCGTCATTTCTTGCGCTTTGGTTTTGACTTTGACTTGGCGGAACGTGATTTCGATGGTTTCCGGGTCGTCGTCTTCGATGAGTTTGGCGTAGCGCAACTGGTCGATGAGAGGCTTGCAACCGCCCGCATAATTATCGGCATCGAGGAGCCGCACGGCATTGCGCGTAATGATGAGAGAAGTGCGAGGCGTGCGCGTTTTTTCTCCTTTTGGAGGAGGGTCCAGTGCTGGCCGAGCAGCCGGTTGAGGCTTGGGGTTGTGTAGCCCGGCAGTTGAAGAGTGAGAGTATGAGCCATCTGGGTTTGGTTTGTAGCCGAGCTTTTCGAGTTGGTCATGTGTCCAGTTCACTGCGCCTCCCAAGGAAACGCGCACCCCGCTTTGTTTTTGCCACTGCTGGCGTAATACGATGAGCGGAAACTATGCGCTGCCTCCCTCGCCTCGTCTCGCTCACGCTCAAGCTGTCTTGCGTGCCGCCATATAACCGGATGAGAGAACTTTGCCGCACTTCCAAGTTCATTTTCAAGATGATCTGTTTCTGGTGTATTCATAATTTAAAATAAAAATTCTTTGCGGCGACGAGCGGCTTCGATTTTGCGGCGTTCCGGCGTTGATTGCCAAAAGCGTTTGCAGGCGGCGTCAATGTCGCCCTCCAGTTTCGCCCACCACCTGTCCGCCCGGTCGGAGCCGCAGGATTCTGTCCCTGCGGCCCCTTGGCAGACGATATCCCGATTAGAACGAGATTTCTTCTTCATTGCGGGCGATTTTGAGGCGTTTGTTAAGGGTGGCGATGCGGGATTGATCGAGGGGTTCCACTGCACCTTCCAGCGGGTTCAGCCACTTGATCTTGAATCTGGCCTCTCCGTTGTATTCCTCGGCCTCGATTGTGAGGCGGCACTGCTTACCGATGAACGGAGACTTGCCAGAAGAGAGCGAGTTGATATCCCAATCGTTTCCGAATGCTTCATCCAGCGTGTCGCAGGTCCGTTTCACCGCCTTCTCCGATAGCCATCCCTGCCAGACGATTTCGCGTCCATGCTGGTCGCTGGCCGGATCGTCAATGAGGAGCGGGAGACGGATGAAATCCGTGCCGGTTTTCGTCTTGCCGAGCCATCCGTTGCCGGGTTGCTTCACCTTGGCAATGAATTTGCCTGCCGAGGTGACGTATTTACTTTGTTCTGCTAGTTCGTGTGTTGTCATGTTGTTTGGTTGTTTATGTTGGGGAGATTGGTATCAGTCAAAACTTTGTTATTTCGCGATAAAAGGTCTTCTTTGTCGTTGTAAATGGATTCTATGTGAGAAACCCATGTCCATCCTTTCCAAGTTCCCGAAATGCGTTTTCGAGTTTCAGACGGGCGAAGCATTCCAATGCCGCGCAATGCCTTTACTGGTACATCGTCTGGATGGAATAGATGTTGGTGCTGTCGAATAAACTCCGCCAAATTCACAAAATAAAATGTTACATTAGATGGGCTTCGGATGTGCCATTTTCTACCAGCATGATGCTTTATTCCTTTTTGGCATTTTTTACTTTGAGCCAATGCTTTTCGCATTTTTTTAAACGCTTCGGCAGCAAGTGGACTCTCTTTTAGTGATTGGCGGGCGCGTTCCCTTACTTCTGGTCGCTGAAGTAATTTAGCATTTTGCTTAGCGGACGCTTTGTGTTTTTCAGATTTTTGTTTTGCAGCCGTGCATTTTTCGCGCATTTCTTTTGTTTGAAAGTGCTTTCCATTGTGCGTCTCTTTGAATAATTTTGACGCTTTTCTGTTTGCAATGTTCTTTGCAGCCAAAACTGGATCAGTCCAAAACCTTTTAGCGTTCGCAATAGCCGCTTTTAATGAATTTTGGTTAGTTTTCTTCGCCTTCATATCGTCACAATATTCGTAAACTCCGATAACCGCCGGAGGATCGGCTCGCCCCTGTCGGACGAGAGCATTTTTCTGAGGTCACCCTTGACGGCATTCGCCGTCCAGATGATGGGCAGTTCGTGGGAGGATCGGTGTTCAAGGAGGTCGAAGAGTTCCAACTCGCTGCGCTCGGTCATCTTCTGCTTACCGAGGTCATCGAGGAGCAGCACTTTGGTGCGGCGGCAGCGGGTGAGCGTGTCCTCGGCCAGCGCCTTGGATTGGTTGTCGTCATGCCACTGGTCGGCGCAGGCTTTAGCGAATGCCGTTGAGGTTATCCCGAAGACGCGCAGCCCGCTGAAATGCAGTCGCTTGAGCAGTATCCATGCCGCTCTGGTCTTACCGCAGCCCGCAGGGCCGATGAGTCCCATTCCGACTGGATTATACTGCCATGCCTCGCATTCGCGCAGGAAGGTGCTTGGAATGCGTCCGAGGTCGCTTTGGCGGTAGAGTGGTGGACAGAGGGCATTGAATGCCTCCTGCCGCCTCTCCTGCTCTTCTGCGGCCTGCTCCTCGCGGAGCTTCTCGGAATGCCGAGCGAGGCAGTCCTCGCACAGCACTCGGAGGTTCGGGAAGTAGCGTGACACGTTCTCATCTGGTAGCGGGACCGACTCGAAACATTCCTCGCTCGCACAGGGTTGGTAGGTCATTACCATTGCTCTACCTCCTCGACCTTGGCAGGGGCCAATGCCGGTTCCACCTTGTTGAGCCAGCCGATGACAAACATCCGGGTCTTCTTGCGTCCGGGGCGGGCGAGAAGCCATGCATCCATTTTGCGGCTTTCCGCATCCACATCGACATTCGGGTAGTGCCTCCGCATTTCAGCCCAGAACTCCTCATCGAGGAGATAGGATTTTTTCGGAGCGCCTACTTCTACTTTAGTAGAAGTATTAGAAGATGAAGATGAAGAAGAAGAAGAAGGGGTTGGCTTTTGCTTAACCTCGTTGGATAAGCAAACGCTAACCTTATGGTTATCCTTCAAGGTTGGGTTGCCTCCGAGGTGACCACACGCAGCCCTCTTATTACGAAGCTCTTCGTCCCGAATCATCCGGCGCGAAAAGATCACACCCTCCTCGTCGGTCTCGAAAACGCCAGCCTCGGCGAGTTCTGCCAGACACCCTTCCGTTTCCTGCAAGGTTAGCCCGCACATACGAGCAAGGTTGGGAGCAAGGATAACCTTATGGTTAACCTTGAGGTAACCATAGGGTGAACCTTCATGCATGAAGCAAAGGATATCCATCCAGAGTCCGCGAGCCGCCGCGCTACAGGACCGCAGCCCTGTGTCGCGCAGCCAGTCTCCGGGGTAGAATTGAAATGCTGGGCGCTTAGTCATTGGAGTTCCTTCCAAAGAGTTCTGAATGCTCGTTCTGCTGTTGCTGGCACGACTCCGTTTCCAAGCAGCCGGAGTTCGTCTGTACGGTTGTCACAGGAGACTTGCAACTCGGCATTGTCCAGCCTATCGGAAGTCCCATCAGCGTCTCCACCCAGCGCGGGTTGAGCTTGCCCGCCTGCGTCCTCTCCACCATCGGCGTCAGTTCCTTGTATTCCCGTTCCTCGTTGCCCCTGCCGCTCTTGTGGTCGCGGGCTGTTGGCGTTGCCCATTGCTCCTCCTTCCACACTTGTGTCGCAATACTCTCTCCGCCCCGCTTGTCGTTCCAATGCTCGCCGTATTCTGGATGCATCGACGCCATCGCGCTGCGCGGCGTTGCCCACAACTCTTGGCGGTTCCCATCCGTGCTGGGGTTCTCCGGGTCGGGAAGGCCAGAGTGTTCGGCAAGGTACCCCGCTTCCTCTATGCTCCCGTGGTATCCCGTCTTCTCGATCCTCCCGCCACAGCATCCCATTGATGCTCCCTTGTGCATATTGAGTCTCGGTGACGGCCATGATGAACACTCGCTTTCTCTGATGAGGTGCGCCGACTTCACGCGCACTGAATATTCCCCACGACACCTTGTAACCCATTGATTCCAGTTCTCCAACGACCTCTCGGAGTCCAAGACTGATGTGTCCTTCGACGTTCTCGAAAAAACACATTCTTGGTTGAAGAAGTCGAATTCCGTCTGCGATCCAAGGCCAGAGGTGTCTGGGGTCTTCTTTTCCTGCTCGTTTTCCTGCGGCAGAGAACGGCTGGCAAGGGTATCCCGCAACGAGGATGTCCACCAATCCGTGAAACGATTCGTATGGGAAGGTTTTAAGATCGTTCCAAATAGGTGCGACATCCATGAGTCCTTTTTCCATTTTACTGATGAGATTGGCTTGAGCAAACCCCTCAAGTTCACAATATGCGAGGGTACGCATTCGGCCTCCAAAAATGTTTTTGAGTCCAAGTCCAATGCCGCCATATCCGGCGCACATTTCAATAGTTGTGATGGCATTATCCACATGACACCTCCAGCGAATACTCCGCGACCCGCTTGCCCGTAGGTGTCACAACTTTCTTCTCGGTGATCGGCCATCCCGCCTTGCGAAGCTCGCAGACGCGAGCCGCCAGCCGGAAGCAACCAAATAGATTCAGCGCCGATATCGGCGTCACCCGGTTGCCACCACGCAGGTAGCCCAGTATCGCGTTCGCCTGCGTTGGTCGCGAGTGACCGAATTCTAGTTCTGGCTGGGTCATTTCACCCTCGCTTTCTTCTTGTCCGCAACCAGCTTGACGATGTCCTTGCCGACGATGGCCTTCTCCTCGCTAACCTTCACACCCATCTTAGCGCACCATTCGCGGAACTTTGTGCCGGTCATTTTCCCGCCGCAGTTGGCGACCAGATCATCGAGACCCGACTTTCCGGCCACCGCAGCCGAGACAATGGCGAGACGGTCGAAATGCTCGCGGCCCGCCTCCTCTTGGAGCTTCCACCCCGGCACAACCACATGAGCATGCAACATCAGCGCCTTGGCTTTTATTTTGAGATCATCGACGAAATCCTCAAAGATGGCGTTCGTTGTAAGGAAAGTCCCCAGCCTCTCCGGGTCTGCCAGCAAACCAACCTTCAGCGCCTCCAGTGAGACGCCACTCGGTTGAGATTCCACCACCGCCAGCGTCTCCACCACGGGAGCCGTGCGGGACACACAAGTGTCCTTCTTAATACACCATGAGCAGTACTCATTCGCGCAGGGTTGCTTGTTTGGATCGTTCGCTGAATCCACGATCCCCTTCACCCATTGCTCGGCCTCATCGTAAGTGTAGCGGTAGTGGACAACCTCCTGCTGGTCACAAAAAAGCAGCACGCACTCCCACTTGTCGGTGAACGTGCGAGCCATGTTGCCGAGGGCGTATGCCGCCTGTTGTTTATGGTACGAACGTAATTGTCCCGACTTTAGGTCCATGCTCAAGCAAAGCGCCTCCACACGCGCATCCTCAGTCCCCACATGGGAGAGGTGCGGGGTCACAACTTTGAGACGTGCCTCGTCGGAGATGATCTCATGGTAACATGCAACGTCCTTGGCAGTCTGTACCGCCCACATCACCGAGTCCTGCTCCAAGTCGGAGAGCGCCAAAAATGGCTGGCGCTCGCCCATGAGAAGACCCCGGAAGGCCAAATCCATACGAGTCCCACGCTCTGCCGCAGGGCCAGAGACGGGGTTGCTTTCAAAGCAAGGACACAGGTCGAGCTTGTCGAGAGCGGAGTGTCTGATGGCGCTCATTATGCGACCTCCTTCAGCACAGCTTCCAAGAATCGTGGCGTGTTCGACAGCACCCGGTTGCGGTAGCCCTCATCCGAGATGTCGCGGAAGGTCTGCCCCTCGGCGATCTGGCCTTTGGCCCGCAGGAACGCATTCACCTTCGCCGCATGCTTCTTGCGAACCTTCACAATCTCGTCCTCTGTGAGGCCCGCATCGATGATGAGGTTCGTGAAAATGCCCTTCTCCAACTCGTCCGCCCAAGTATCATTTGATACCACCTCGGCCTCGATGACAGGTGTCGCAGGAACTGCAACAGGCTCGACCACGGCCTCTACACATTTCGGTTCTTCAATCCACCCGGTAGCAAGCTCTACCTTCACTGAGCGTGGCGCTGATCTAGGCGCATCAAACTCGCCAACCTCCTCCGGCGTATACATCCCGTTGAGTACCGCAGGGAATGTCGCACGGACCCCCTCCGAGATCACCCGCGCCCGCAGCATTTGCCGTGGATACGAGCGCCAGTTGTCCTTGCCTCCCAGCCCCGCCGCCTTGGCCCTCGGCATGTCCCAGTCGATGCGGAGCGATCCGCCCGCAGGGTGGCTGAATGTTGCCGCCACCTTCTCGTTCGTATGGTCGTGCCATTCCACCCGCCCGCCGCTCTGCTGGAACCTCGCCAGCATCGAGTCGCTCTTGAGCGAGGCGCGGCCTTGGATGATATGGTAGTCGCTCGCCACCGATCCGGGGTGACGACCTTCGGCGGTCGCCACGATCATCAAGGCGAGTGCTTGATCCGCTGTCTTCATTCCGAAGAGACCCGATTTCACGATGGCGTTGGCCATCACCTGCATGTCGCCCAAGGCGACTTGTGTGTTGACTTGTTGTGTCAGTTGTGTATTACTCATGTTGTTATTACTGCGTTCTTGTGGTTGTGACTTGACCCCGTTGGCTTGCCCGCCTTCGGGGTCGTTTTCTTGTGGTGAGGACGATCAGTCCTCGAAATCTTCAAATTCTCTCCACCGGCGCTTGCGCTCTGCATGGCGGCGATACCTCGCGAGAATGTCTGCCTGTCCCAGCCTATAGCTGGCGTAGCAGGAACCGAGGGTGAGGACTGCGAGAGCGAGGCCAAACGTGGCGCTCATTTCGAGACCCTCCACGCGACCGCGACCAATGCGAGTGCCGGTCCCACGGAGCAAAGGAAATCAAGGAAGTAGCCGATGGATCGGCAGACGTAATCGGGGTCGCTCACTTAGCCCTCCTGTTCGTGGTCGCCCGGCGCTTCGCCATCCACCATTGTTCCAAGGAGGGTTTGAGGATCGACCATCCACCGCGATTGCCGCGGGGTTTCTCAGCCGTGAAATCTCCATTGCGGCAAAACACACGGATCGTGAATTCAGAGTAGCCCGTGTACTGCGCGGCATCCGTTACGGTGATCATCATTTCGATGCCCTCATGAGGCTTGCCGCCTCCGTTGTCGTTATCTCGTCATTTGTCATATTGTATATGGGTTACTAAAACCTTTGGAGAAAAAAAATTACAGACACAGACATGTAAGTGCCACATTGGCACTGGTTACTAAAACCGCCTCCAAAAAAAACTCAACTTGGCGACTAACTGGTCGCTTGCTTTTTGACGCTTCCACCCTTACTCGCTCGACTAATTCCCTTGGAAGTCTGACGCTGAACTGCATCTTTTGTCGCTTGCGCGATTGCGATGTAGTCGTCTGGCGTGAGTTCTGTGTTGCGTGTGGCATGAGTAAGAATTTCTTCAATGAAAGCGGTTATCGTCAAACCACGCGATTTCGCAGCTTTGCGAATGCGACGAGCAAGCGTTCTTGGGATGTAAAACCCAATTACTTCTTTATCGGCGGCGTGTTGGTTTGGCATGACGAGAAAATTTCTACTCTAGGTTACTATAACCCTACAACAATTATTTTTTTTGGGGTGATCACCTACCCCTAACTTTTCTATTGACACTCCCATAGATACTACCTCTGCGGGCGAAATTATTTTTTCACCTTTGCTCTGTTCTCAAGCACTTTTGCAATGAGACGCTCCCGATTTTTCTGATACCAATCTGATTTCCGTTTCGCCTCGGCGTTCTTGAAAGCGAGGTCTGTGGCATACTTCGTCCTGTACTGCCGAGCCATGAATTTCTTCTGAATTTTCTTGTCTTGGTATGGCATATTAAATCCTCCACCACGCCTTCTCATCCGCTCTGGCAGCGGGAACGGCATAGACACGTTGCACCATCGTGGGAGATGTATGCCCCATCTGGTATGCCGTGAGACCAGCATTGCCACAACGTGCCAGATGGTAAGTCGCGAACGAATGCCGCATCGCATTGTCGGGCCAACCCTCCCATCCCAACGCCAACACAACCTTCCTCCTTCGCTCGTAGAGCGCCTCCAGCGACCCGCTCACAATCTGCCCTGTCTTCTTCTCGAAAAACTTTTTGCGCTTCATCAGCGGTTCGGTCATATCGACCACCCGCTCCAGCATACCTTCATGCTGTTTGGAGACTTCCTTGCGGATATAGATTTGTTTTGTCTTCACATCGATATCCTCCCAATTCATCCGCGACACCTCTATAGTCCGCAGGCCCGCGAACCCACCCAAAAGGACAAGCGCCCGCACATCGTCCGGCATCGGAGCATTGAGAAGGGATATCATTTTTTCAGCAGTCAAAATATTCCTTCCCGGAGTCGCTCTTGGTGGTCGAACGCCATCGAGCGGCGAGCGGTCAATGAAACGCATGCGATAGCACCATCGGAAAAACATCCGCGCATAACGAAACCACATCGACCGGCTCGTTTCCGTCTTACCCATATCCTTCACCCATCGCTCTACCTCAATCGATGTAACATCATCGATGCGACACTTGAATTGCCGCATGAGAGCAATCTGGGTTGCTGATACCTTATCTCTGTGGCTTTTGCTTTTTGCATCCACTCCCCTAGCCCACAATGTCGCGGCCTGCGATACCGTTACTCCCTCCCTATCCGTCAAAGATTGTGTGCCTTTTTCGCGAATAAGTGACACCAACCTTTCCCCCTCCTCAAAAGCTTCCTGTTCGGAAGCAAAGAATCTGCGTATTTTTTTTCCTGCAAACGCCGACCTCACCTCCAGCTTCCACGGAGAGACAGGTCGAAGAGGGTAAGGCGACACGATAAATGGGGTTAGGATCATATTGTTTATTGTTGCTCGCTGTTGTCCGCTGTTGTCCGCAAGCTGCACTTAAAAGCCAATATTAACCAAAATGAACAAACATCAAGCAACAATAAAGAGAGTCTGTCTGAGTGCTTAGATAAAGGCTCTAGACGCTGTCTAGAGGTGGCGGAAGGGGCGGGATTCGAACCCGCGGTAGGTTACCCTACGTTCGATTTCGAGTCGAACGATTGGCATTGTTTACCAATGCTTTAAATGCACGTTGTCCATCGTTGTCCTGTTATTTAAACAACAGGGCGGATGCGGATGAAGTTTCGGGCGATGGATTTCTGCCGCACTTTTCGCCAAACTCCATCTCCAGCGTCTGAGTCACGCTCGCCTTTGCCATTCGTGTTGCCCTCGATGGTGATGATCTGGTGGCCGGAATCGCTTTCGACGATGCCGACATGGCTGAAGTCAAAGACGACGATGTCGCCGGGTTTCGCCCACTCGCGGTCGTGCAGGACGATGGTTGTCTTCGGGCGAGCTTTGGCCCAATCGAGCATGCCGTAGGCAAGAGCGGTTTTTGGTCGCCACTCTTCGGGCGTGGATACTTTGAGGTTGAGCCACTCGCGGACGCCGGGCTTGTCGAGCCACTGAGCCACGCACCAGTCAACGAATGCCGCGCACCACGGCCAATCATCGGGCGTGAGGTTGGTCGCTTTCTGAAAGTTGCGGATCGCTGCGCCGTTGTTGTTGCCGCCCACTTCGCGGACTCCGACTTGCGATGCGGCGATTTCTGCGAGGAGTAGGTTCATTTGATCATTTGTCCTTGAGGAGTTTTGCTTCGCCGAATTTCTGCCAAGCGAATGCGAGGTTGGCGTCTCCGGGGCGGTCTGGTTGAGTCACTGGAAGGTATTTGACTCCGAGCGAAAATTGCAGACTCCCCATCTCCCCGATGCGATCCCCGAATGGCGGGACTGGTACGCTGACGCAGGAGGTCAAGAATGCCAGCGCCACAAAGGCAACGACGATCAGTCCTGCGGCGATCCGGCGCGGCTTCATTTTTCTTTACGAAGTAGGTTGATCAAACCGACTGCCGACAACCCAACCGCCAAGATTCCCTCTTGAAGTTGGGGTTCCAGCTTCAAGCCCAGTGCGGTTAAAATTAAAATCGCGCCCCTCCAGCTACTTTGTTCCTGCGCCCGGTTTAAAATGTAGGTGATGAGGTTTTTCATAGTCATGGTATCAGTCAAAACTGACAAGCTGTCAATCTTCTGTTGTTGCGTTTTCGTAGAGTCCCATGACAGGCTTGACCATGTTGAGAAGGACGGCAGGCGCAGCCATTGCTGGCGAGAGCGCCATCGAGCGGAAGATGTTGTTCCACTCTTTGGTCATGGCATCTGGGTCGTCGAGGTTGAGGGCGTCTTCCAAGTTGTTCCCCGCCCGTGCCGCTTGCTCCATGGCGGACAGCAGTGGATTCTGCGTGGTGCTGTTGAAAGTCTTCTGACCTGTCAGTTTTGAAATGGCAAGCTCACCAAGAGTGCCAGCAAAGAAGTACCCTTGGAGCGGGGCGAGGAGCATAGCCTTGGCAAAGCCACCAAGGTTCCAGATTTCGTCATCGTCGTCATCCGATAACCCATCACGGAAGGCGCTGGAGACCACATGGGAAAGCACGGCCATGGTTTCGATGGCAAGGATTCGGCGCATGTGGGTTCCCTTGTCTCCGCTCCCTGTGGCCAGACCGCGAGCGGCATCGGCGAGGATAGCGGTTTTCAAACGTGCATCGGACATGAACAGGAAAAACATTTTCCCCATCACATTTGCGTTGTTTTCGACGATGCTTTTCTGCCCGAAACTGACCGGCTGCGCGAAGCGGTAGATGGCTTGGCTGGCGGCGTCGAGGGCAGTCTGCTTGGCGAGTTGTTCCGGCATGCCTGCGGCAAGAGCATCGTTGAGGTTGGCACGGTAGACGATGGCCGAGGAGATTGATGTTCCTGCGGAGTCGAGCCAGTTGATTGGGGTCATCGATGCCTCGGCGATCTTCGCGGCGAAGTTCGGCTTGCCTGCGTAGCGGGAGAAGAGGAATCGAGCTTCAGCGGTTGCGCCTCCTTGGAGACGGTTCTGGAGAGCATCTGACTCCCACACGGTTTGGATGTCCTCCACGATTGTCGATGGGTTGGAGAGAGCGGAGACGATTTGTCGCATGTCGAGTGCGAGGCCGAACCGAACCGTGTTGTCCAACTGCATCGCCAGCGTCTTCAAGTTGAATCCAAGCGATGAGACGGCCTTGCCGGACAGGACCGTGCCGAGGATCGGATTAAACCACGCAATTTCTTTTGCCTTGTTGCCGCCACGTTGCTCCAGTTGGTCGGCCCAGAGTTCGGCACTTTTGAGGACGCCATCTCCGTGGGTTTGCTTGAGGGATTCGCGCACCTCCGGGTTGGAAAGGATGGCGCGGAATTCGCGGGCGAGTTCGGCGAAGTGGACCCAGTGCGCCTGCTGCGCGATGTGTCCCTGCATTACGGTGAGCGCATCCTCTGGGGCGATCTTAGCCGAGTGGGTGACACGGGATTTGGCAAAGCCCGGAGTCGTGCCGGTGGCGGACGGCGACCCATCGATGCCGACATCCTTTGAATCCTTAGCATTGATGAAGCGTGTTGGGGCGTAGTTCTTCACCTGTGGCATGTTCATGCCGAACATACGCGAGTAGACAGGGTTCACGATGCCTGCGCCTTTGCCGTAGAGTTCCTTGGCGTAGGCCATGACCTTGCGGGAGACGGGATCGTTGACGAGCGCATTGAGGTCGGCTGCGCTATCATCGGTCCACCCTTCCTTCCGCATCTTGATTTGGACATCGGGTTGGTTCCATGACAGCAGGAGTTGCATGGCCTTGGCGCGGGACATGTCGAGCTTCACATCCTCACCACGGAAAATGACACGCTTGATGGTGACGAATTCTTTTTGCGTGTCGGCGGGGAGTGCGGCGAGTTCGTTGCGGAGTGTCTCCACATCGGCCTCGGTGAGCTTACTGCGGTCGGCCTCGCCGGTGACGATCTTTTGGGCGAGGTCGATGGCGATGCGCTCGTCTTTGACTTTGCGGCCTTCAAGGTAGGAGACGGCATTTTTCTGATCGGCCTTGAGCCAGAGCATGGCCTCGCCTGCGGACATATTCGCGGCCTTTGCTCCTGCTCGGACGGCATCGATGATGCCCTTGCCCTCGCGGATTTCCGCTGACTGCGCGGCCATGTCGGCCTTGCGGAGTCGTTCCGAGAAATTGGATGCGATCTCTTGTGGCAAAAAGGCGCTGACGAACTGCTCGAAACTGGCGTGGTCGAGAAGGTAGTTGTTCGCCGTTTCCCCGATGCGTTGCATCAGTCCCTTGTCGGCAAAGCGTTTTTTTGCTGTGCCTTTTCCGAGCCACTCGATGGTCGCGGCGTTACGCGCACGCTGTTCATCGATGCGGGCCTGCTCTTTTATGCGCCACGCTTCGCGGCCCATTTGGAATTGTCCCTTGAGCCAGTCGAGTCCTTGCGCGAGCGTCTCGGAGGAGCGGTTGTCGAGGTCGCCAAAGGTGTTGAGGATCGACCACTCTTCGGAGAGAGCGGAGATGTCTTCGGCGGTGGCATCTGGCATGGTGAGCGCGGCCTCGATCTCGGCCATGCGCTTGGCAGTAGCCTCGTCATCGAGGAGCGTAGCACGGAGGACCGTGTCGGCGAACTTCTGCGTCTCGGCTCCGAGCGTGGATTTGCGGACACCGTTGTCACCGGCCTTCGGGCGGGATTGCTTCACGACCTTGGTGATGGCCTCGGTGTATTCGCGCACCAGCACTTTTTCGAGTTCGGTGTCCATGCGTTTAATGCGGTCGCGGAAGAAGTCAGCGATTACTTTGTCGGCACGCTTGGTGGAGAGGTTCTCGGTGGCGGTGTATCCGGGAGGGAGGGAGACCTGCTTGCCTGCCTGCCCGATGTTCTGTCCCTCGCGCATCCATGCGCTGATGATCGCGCCATTCATCCCGCTGACTTCGCTGACCTTCACCCCGTCCTTGAGGACATCGTGCGGGGCGATCCCGGCGAGCTTGGTGTAGCCCCCCACCCTGCCGCGCACTTCTGGCGGGAGGACGGAGAGGATGCCGTCGAGTTCGCCGAGGGCTTGCAGGATTTGCGTGCGGCGGATTTGCGATTCGTCGGAGCCGGTGTCGGCCATCGCTGCGAGTTCGTCCGAGTTCCACGCCATGAGCTTGGAGAATTTAGCCTTGGCCCGTTGGTAGACTTTGAGCCGCTCGTCCGGGCCTCGGTTCATGCCGCCGAGCGCCTTGTTCACCCGGTCTATCTCCGACTGGCTGGCTATGGAGTAGTTGATTGCCTCGGTAAGCGGGAAGTTGGTGTTTTGCTGTGTAAGAATCAAATCTTTGGTGTCTGGGAATGCATCATCCAGAACCGTGATCTTTTTCATTTTTGCAACCGGCTTTCCTTTCAAAACATAATCGTATGAAAGGTGGGTAGGAACTCCTGCTTGAGCGCCTGTGAGAATTGGGTCCGAATCTTTAATTGGATCAATTTTAATGATTCCAACAATAGCTCCTTTTGGCATTCCCTTGAAGGAAGGTTCCTCCATTTGCTCGACCAATGTTATGGCATCTGGCATGCCCTTCTTTGTGTTCTTTTTGGAAAGAAGTTGCTGATAGGCTATTTTTTCCCCATCGCCTACCGTTACCGTCTTGGTCTTTTTAAAGTAAGTTGATGCCCGCTTTTGTTGTGGCAAGGAGATGATTGCGTCTTTTGCCTGCTCAAGTGTCATCCACTTTGTTCCATGCCCAGTGTTGAGTTTTGAGTTTTCGTGATTGGCAAACATCTCGCGGACTCGGTTGAGTTCTGCAAGAGCGGTATCCTCTGTGATCAATCCATCACCGATGTTTTTTTTGAGGTTTTCAAACCAAACATGGGTGAAGGTTTTATTTCCAATGACATTCCCCTCCTGCATGAGGACTAATTTCACATATCCACCATTGGCAGCGGCTCGTCGGGCAACCGTCCTTGCCACATTTGAAGCATTAAACGCCCACACCACTCCGGCTTTTAAATTTTCAACAATGGACGGGTAAAACATTCCGCCTTGCAATGGTATCCCCATAAGTTCACCGACCTTCATGCGGTCGATGTGGATTGCCGCGATTGTCGATGTCTCCTTCTTGATCTTGTTGAAAAGTTTTTTGTCTATTGTCGGAAAAACTTCCGGCAATGATCGTGGACCAATCGAATAATTGGTCGGACCCCACGGGATGTCCTCTCCTTCGCGATCTGGATCGAGAATTTCAACGCCAGTATCTGGAGCGGGCGTGCCGGGGTCTGTCGTCTCGTCTGGATCGACGACTACTTCTTTGTCTTTTTTGCCAGTGTCTGAACTTAAACTACTCGCAATCCCTCTTGCTCCGCGAGTTGACGCATTTTCTGAAGCCGCTCTTGGTTCATTTGACTTCGCAATTGAACTCGCTCGGCCTTCGGCAAGTGCGACAAGTCGTCCACTATCTTTTGGGGATCGGCTGACAGCTTGCTCTGCTTTGTTGAAGAATTGCTTGTAGGTAGCACTGAATAAACTCTGCATCAAAGGCAGGACTTCGTCAAGTGGTCTGTTAGTAGCACTTGATACTTTTTGACTAATGCGCTCAATGTCGCGTGGTGATGTAATTCGTGCATCGGTTGTTGCTAATGTAGCTACTCCTTGCACATCAATTCCCGCATTCCGTAGAACTTTTGCAAATTCCATCCAACTTTCCCCAGTATTGTGAACATCTTCAACAATAATAATCGGACGGCCCATTGCCCGCAATTTTGCAATATTTTCAAAAACAGGCTTGTATTGAACTGGGTCTTCCAATTTTTGCCAAAAATCAAGTTTGTGTTTACTTTGTTTTGTGGCTGTGTTTACAGCTAGTTCGTCAAACGAAATTGGCTGACCAAAGTTTTTAGCAATTGAAGCTGCCAATCGTTCCGGCAAAATATTACGACCACTTGTAGATGGAACAGGAACTAATATAGCATCTTTTGGAAGTTTAGAATAACGCTCTGGCTTATAGTATTTAGCAACCAAAGAGTCTGCTCCCTCCAATGTATACCCACCATCAACCCAAGCGTTTTTATCCGCTCTCAACCCCTTGACATCAGAACTGGAAGAAACAGGAGTAAACATTTCTTCAGCGCGATTTGTTTTCCCAATGCTGTAGTTGGTCGCGCCGGGTTGTTGTTCAGTAATCAACGCATTTATGTGGTTGCCTTTTGCATTGATGGATCGAACGACAGCGGGAATGCTATTCATGCCAAGCTGCTTGGCGGCGGCAAGCCGATGATGCCCGTCACTTAACATGAGCGTGCCGTCAGCAAACAAGCTAACCTCAATAGGTTTCTCAAAACTCATGTTTGCAGCCACATCTGGCGACACTTTTGCAACTTCATACATATCCCGGCGGGATACTTTGTTCGGGTTTACACTCGAAATCTCTGGAACAATTTGGTTGTATTTCTCTTCGGAAGAATAGTTGGTCGCGCTGGTGGGTTGGGATAGCTTTACTGCAAGGCTTTTTGATTTTCCAACATTGACACGGAAATCTCGGCGTCCATCCGGGAACTCGTCATCGAGGATTAGTTGTTTGGGATCGATTTCGACGCCCACCACGGTTCCATCTCCATAGCCGGTTCCTTCTTTTGCCGTTGTGAAATACACATCCGGCTCGCCTGCGGACTTCAAAATGCCAGCCCGTTGGATTTCTGCGGCAGATTCTTTTGTTGTGCCGTGATAAACCGTGACCGTTCCATTCGGGTTTAATGGCAAGCCTGTAGTTTCATCTACCTTCCCAATGCTGTAGTTGGTATCAGTCGAAACAGGTTGAGCAAGAGCTTGCGATGCGGCGATACGGTTGCCGTTTTCCTCGGTATCAGCCAAAACCTCCCCGGCAATCCGCTCGCGGGCGGTATCGACCCGTGCCTGCTGGTTGAGGCCGACCGAGTCGGCGAGGAAGGATTCAAAGTTGGCGTCTACCTTGCCCTCGGCGATGGCGCGTTTGAGGTTGTAGGCGCGGCGGAAAATGTCTTTCACGACAATAGCCATGCGGCGCAGGAACCCACGGAATCCTTCGGGAATCTGCTCCTCGCGGATGCGCCCTGTCATGTAGGCCAAGGCGACATCAGAGAATGACTCGATGACATCGGTGTCGGTCTCGGTGCGGAGTGTGTGGCCGGTGATGCGCTCGCTATCGATGAGCGGGATGACTTGGTTGAGGTTCTCGCGCACCCAGTCCATGGTGATGCGTTGCTCCGCGATGGCCCGCTTGAGGTTATCCTGCGAGAAGTCGCGTACGACTTTGTCGCCGGTTGCTCCACCATAGATGCGGATCACGGATTTGAAGATGCCCTCCGCAAGCACACCTTGGTTGCTGGCGAGGACAGGGAAGTTGGCGAGTTCGGCGGGTTCTTTGATATCCCTCCCGATAGTTCCAACGGTCTGGAAGAGGTTATCGAGGTTCTTTTCAGTGGGGTTGGCCTCGTATTCGTTGAGAAGGTCGCGCGGAGTATCGCTGAGAAGGAACTTCTGGACATCCTCGCCGCGACCGATGGATTCATTCCACTGGTTCAAAAATGACATGGCCTCCGCGATGCCACGGGTCGTGCCGGTGATCTGGTTGCGGAGGAGTTCACTGATGGCGATCTGTGCGGACTGCGCGTCTTCGGTGGTGTATCTGACCTCGCCCTTGGGATCGCGGATGACAAACTTCTTGGACCCGTCTGCGAGGGTTTCGCGGGTGAGCGTGTGCGTGTTGGGGTTTTGCTGCTGCTCTTGAGCGGAGGTGATTTTTCCCTCTATGTAGGCCGCGCCTGCTTTGACATTCTCCGGGGTGAGCTTGCCGAATTCGGATTGGAAGTTTTGCTGCACCTCGGCGAGGTCTTTGCCATCCTCGATTTTTTTGATGGCGGCATCGTCCATGCCTGTCATGCGGTAGATATCTTGGCGCTCCTCAAATTGCGCGAAGCGTTTGTTATCCGCAAAGCTGGCTACGCCTGTGCCAAAAAAGATGGTAGGAAGCGATGCGGCGAGGACATCCATCCGTGACCCTTCCCATTTCTCAAGGATAGGTTGCCATTTCACATCCGGCACATCGGCTCCGAGCGCCTCGGCGACATCCTGCACCAGTGGGGTGGTGAGGTCTTGAGCGCCTTCCACAAGTTGCTCGCCGGTAGCGGCGGCCAAGAAGCGCACGCCCGCGCTGCCAGCTTTCCCCACGCGAGCGGGGTTGCCGATCTTACGCATGAGTTTCTCAAAGACAGGGAGCTTACCAAAGAGCGCCTTCGCGCCGGTGCGCTCCAACCCGGCTTGGATGGCTGCGCTAACGCTACCGACCTGTATGGCTTGATCCACATTCATCCCTTGGCTGCGGAGTTGGTCGTACTCGTCGGAAAATATAGCTGCGCCAGCGAGGTAGGGACCGACGAATGGGACTAAAGCCGTGGCAGTGTAGGCTAGACCTTGAGGTGATCCGTAGGCCATTGATTCCATGAAACCGAGGAACCCGCCCTTGTTGATCTTTTCGATGGGGTCAAACTGATTGTCAGCGACATTCTTGAGTTCGCGGATGATCTCGAAGCGCTTGACCTTCTGGCGGGCCTTACCGGCATCGGCGGCAATCTCCTCTGGAGTGACCTTGCGGAGGT